GATGTCCGAGCTGTTACTTAGGTCTAGCCCGCTGTAACACGGCCGTCCGGCCACGTGCTCGGGCAGTTTCAGCGCCGGCACCGGCCCCGCGCACGCCCCCCAGACATCCATGTTCATCCACTTCACCTCGCTGTGCACCCAGATATTTAACTCTAATTGCTTGAAGGCGTTCAGCGCCCTGGTCATGCTCTTCGCCCGCGCCGCCTTCGTGCGCACGTCCGCCCATTTCTTGCTCACGCCCAGATTGGGGTTGGACTTGAACCAGACCTTCTCGTCCTGCCAATCGTCGTCCTCGTCCAGCGTGAAAATGATCCCGAACCAGCTATCGTCTTCCACGCTCCCTTCCAGCACCTGTCGGGTGTACTCGTGCTTCTCCCAGCACACGCTCTGCCGGTTCGTGCCGGCCGTGGTGATCGCAATGATCATCGGCTGCCGCCGGCTGCCGGTGGCCGTCTCCAACACATCCCATACCATCCTGGTCTTGTGCGCGTGCAGCTCGTCCAGCAGTGCCGCGTGCACGTTCAGCCCGTCCATCGTATCGCTGTCCGCTCCTAGCGGCTCGAATTTCTGATCCCGCTCCGCGCAGTGCAGGTTGTCTCTGTAGGCAACCACACCATGCCTTTTGAGCGTCTTGCTTTTATTGACCATCCGCATCGCTTCGCTGTGCACGATCCGCGCCTGGTCCCGCTTCGTCGCCGCCGTGTAGCACTCCGCACCTGGCTCCCCGCCCGCCACTTCGTCGGCAAACGCCAGGTACAGCATGATCCCGGCCGCCCAGGTGCTCTTTCCGTTCTTCCTGGCCACCTCCAGGTACGCCGTTCGGAACCTGCGCGTGCCTGAACTGTCCTCGCGCTGGCCGTTCTTCTCGACGATCCAGCGTTTATGCTCCGCCCGCTTCCACCCGAACAGGGTCCACGTGATGAACATTTGCCAGGGCTGCAGCACCAGCGGCTGCCCGGCCCACTCGCCTTTGCTGTGCCGTAAGACCGCGAAGAAGTTCAGAGCGCGCTGCGCCGCAGCCTGGTCGAACACCAGCCCGCGCGCCGCACCGTTCTGCAGGTCGTCCAGGTGTCGCTGGCAGGCCTGGCGCACCAGCTTGCACGCCACGATCCTTCCGGCAACCACGTCCCGTGCGTACCGCTCAGCCTCCGGTAGCTTACGAGGCATCCCTTATCCCTTTACACCACATGAAATCTATTGTCTGCTTGGTTTTTTCCGCATCGTTCACAGCAGGATAGCAACACAATTTTCTCCTCTTTATCTTTTGCCCATATGAAGTTGAATTTATGCCCGAACAGCGAACACCAAAATTTATTCATCGTCAACCTTTCTTCTTGCCAGTCTGATCCGCCCTGGCAGGCTATCATCGGAGCGCATAGCGTGCGCCCGGTTCTCAAAATTGAACATCTCCCTGATCTCATTCGGTGTCAAGAAACCGCTCCTGATCACTCTTTCCACCGGTGATATTCCCCATTCCAACTTCATCTTTTCCGGCGCCGGTGCCCCGCAGCAGCTGCACCCGCCAAAGATCTCAGTCGCTATAAATAGCTGCCGGCAATAATCGCACCGCAACTCATCCACTCGTACCTCCCGGCTTGATGATTTTCGTCTTCGGCCCGAACAGCTCCTTCTCCAGCTTCTCTTCCTCCTCGGGCGGGTTGGCCTTTACCCTGGTCCGGCTGCTAGGCGTGATCCCAAACTCCGCCGCCAGGCCGTTCAGCAGCCCCAGGCTCCGGTTCGAGATCGCCAGCCACGGGTTCTGCACGTAATTGCCCTTGTTGGTCTTCAACACATCTCCGTCCTTGGCCAGCGCCTTCTCTGCGCGCAACCAGCGCTGGTAAGTTACACAATAGCGCGCCAGCGCATCCTGGTCCACTTCGGTAAGCACGCCCATCCGGTGCAGCTGGCCGGCCAGCTTCTGCCATTTCTTCCTGGCCTCGCCGGTCAGGTGATTAGGTGGTGGTGGTACACGGCTGGGCCGGGGTGGCTGCGGCTCAGCCTTGTTGAGCGCGCGGTGGCCCGGGTTCCCGTTCAGCTCCTTCACCGCCGTCGGTAGTGGCTTCCTCCCGCGCGACACTACACACCCCCCTGCATAATTACGCGGAAAACACCCCCCCTGCCCGAATTACGCGGTTTATACCCCCGCCTGTTGTATATCGCGGTTTTTACCCCCCCGGCTCGAATTTCGCGGGTGAATGCATTGCACCAGGCGACCGGTACACTGTGAAACGGTCGAAGGAAAACACCCCCCATACCCCTAACGGTCGTCATTGGACCAGATCCGGCGGTGTCTCCGGCCCCACCGGCCGTCTTCACGTGCCGTCTTCCTGCTGTGACAGGCATGACACAGGGACTGCAGATTATTTTCATCGTCGGTACCACCTTCTTTTCTCGGGATGACATGGTCAACATCCGTTGCCATGACCTGACTGGCGCCATGGACCTGGTATGGATCGACACAATACAGATGCTTCTCGAGGTGATCATCCCGGATCTTCTTCCATGCAGGACCGTATCCGCGTTGAGTTGGCGTCGGTCGTTCGGCGTCGAGTTGCCGTTGCCGTTGCGCCTTGTGTTCATCGCACAGTCCGCCACCATGACTGAGACGCGGGCAACCAGGTATCCTGCACGTGGATGGCGGTCGGTTCGGCATCAATACTCATCCTGGATAATGAAGCCAAACTTCTTGATCCTGGCTTCGGCCTTTTCGTTCCAGGCGACTTGAACTCTCGCCGCTTTCAGTGCGTCAATTTGTCCTTTGGCAAAGATCATTCCTTCTGGATCTTCGCTATAATCCCAAATGCGACCCAGTTTAGCTTTCCCTGATTCGTCATCGATGACGATCTCAAGAGCTAAACCAAGTGGGTGCAGGAATTGACGGTTCAGTTCCTGGAGATAACCGAATTCCTGAAACTCTTTTATGTCCATGTATTTTATTGACATACTAACCTCCGGTAATAGGTGGCATACGTGTTACCGAACGCCTGAGTTCCTGGACTCCCTTGATCAACCGGTCCAACTTCTGCTGGTTGACATCGAAGTACACCGGCCGTCCGCACGCCTTGCAGGTGCCCTGGTAATGCATCGCCAGCGATCCGCCGCCTGTGTCCAGCAGACAAAGGCCATCGTGCAACTGGTAGAGTTCGCCGATCGGATTGCCACACTCACAAGTGATCTGTTTCGGTTGCTTCGGTTCGTCGCTCATGTCTTCGCCTTTCTCAGCGTTACGAAACCATCCGCAATGCTGAACTCTGCCCGCCGGGCGCAGTGTTTCTCCAAGTAGCGCTTCGACGTTTCAGTGCTGACATTCAGCTCGAAGGCGGCCTCCCGCACGGCGTCGCGGTACGCCAGCGGACCATCTTCCTGCAGGATCTGGCTGATCAGCCGCACAAATGCCTTCTCGGCGTCACAGTTGAACGACAAAATGTCGGATTGTTTCAGTCCCTGGCTCGGCATCTCGATCGGTTTGTGACGCGGGGTGGGTGTCTTGGCCGGTTGAGTTCGCTTGCGTTTGGATTCGCTCTTGAGTATTACGTGTTCTTCTTCCTGGTCTTTGACCACATCGTTCCTTCCCGTTGCTGGATTTTTAGCATAATTTCTCAATGCTGCTGCATGCGGTTTTCTGATACTTTCAGGTAGATCACTTTTCGGATATTTTCTACTCATTGCATCCTCACACACACACACACACACACACTCACACACACTCTCTCTCTTTTTAATTGAAGGATCTAAGAATTACTCTCAAAACGGTGTGAAAGGTTGTGCATTCCGCACGCGCTTTCCGCCGCGCGCATACACCCGATATTCGTCCGGTTTTGGTTGTGCGGCCGCCTCCAACCATTGGAGATTTGCCACCGCTTCGTTCAGTCAGGTAGGCACAACGCGTTTCGGCTTTGGCAGTGGTTGCTCGCATTTCGAACAAACAGGCGGGATGTGCAACGCGCGCCTCTTCCCCATTCCGACCGGAAAAACACCAGCCAGGATGCGCTCGATATCCGCATGCGTGATCGGTGATCCATAGATTTTCGCTATCTGCCGCAAACTCATTCCTGCGTTCTTTTTGGCCTGCACGTCTCGTTCTACGGACGTCTCGGTGTACACGGTTTGTACAGGCCTGCCAGCTTTATTTAGGGGCATTGTTTTATTCATGGATTATGGCTTTCTGGCGTCGATTTTTGGCCTTTTCCGCTATCTGGCCAAAGCGGCTGTTGTTCGCCTGGCACAATCTTCCCAAAAGCCTGCAATTGCGCGAAGTGATTCAGCCAGCCGTCCACCTGTTTCTCCGCAGCCCGGGCCATGATCATATCGTTCTGCGAGCGCGTGTTCAGAAACTTCCATTGCGCGTTCCGCATGCTCCTGACCAGCTTGATGAACCCTTCCACATCTTCCGGACTATGTTCCATGCCTTACCTTTTGAATCTCTTTCTTTGCTGCCGCCACTTTCCCGTGCAATCCGGGCAGCACGCCACGGATTGCACGGGCTCGACTGCTTCCGACATCGGAAACACGCGCCCGCAGTAGCTCACCAGCGTCTCCCGGTCAAACCGTAGCACCCGGTGCGCCTAGTTGCTGTGCGGATGGTCCTTCAGCCACTTGCCCAGCAGGCTGCGCGGATCAGTGACGGTGGCCATTGCCCTTATCCAGCAGTGCATTGCCCATCGCTTTCGTATCGTGTGAAATTCCGGCTTCGCCTTCGCCGCACCAATCCGTCGGCCGCACAGTCGGCCAGATGGTGATCACTGCGCCGTTTGGTAGGAATATCGGTGTCGGCGTATTCCGTCGGCAGAGCCCGTTTCCTGGCGTCGCCTGCGGGTTCAGATCCGGGGTGTAATATTGGCATAATGGGCAGCTTGCTGGTGTCATTCTTCCTCCTCGTCATTTTCCTCATCGCCCTCGTCACCACCTTCCAGACCGCTTTCCACGTTGGAAGGAATATCCGGCTCTGTAGGCGGCTCGACCTCTTTCGGCCAGTAACTGGCGGCTTTCTCCAGCCAGTCCGCCGGCAGATCTACGCCCCACGTCTTGAGCACGCCCTGCCAGTATTCGGCGATCGCCACCAGTCCTTTTTCCCTTTCATCGTAATTTACTGTCTTTTTGATCACTTGGTTGATGCAATTCCTCCGGCAGCGTTCCAGTTTTTCCTTGCGGGAGGTCACTTTTTCCCGTTGGAAGTCATCGTCATCTATTTGGGCCATCGCCATCAGGAAACCCAGGTTATCCAGCCCGTCCAGCAAGTGCGCACACACCGGCGGTACTTCGGCATTCTCGAATTTATTAGCGGCTTCCACCAACGCCCTTTCGCGCTTATAGCGCGCCGCCTGTTCCTTTTCATCCTCGCCGGTCTGATGGGCTTTCTTCTGTTTTTTTCTGTTTCTCGACCGCCGCCGGCGCGATCGAGACCACCTCGACGATCTCCGACTTGGTGAACGGGTGCTCGTACTGCCCGGGCTTGATATGCAGCCGCAGGTTGTGATCCTTTGCGGCGATCGCCGCTTCTTCCTGCCGGCGCGTTTCGGAGTTGTAAGAATTGCCCAGGACCACGAAACCGGCCCGGGCTTCGTCCGCCGATAATTGACGGATCTCCAGCTTCTTCTCGTGTTTCTCCATTTCGAGCCAGGCCCAGGCCTCCTTCTTGCGGGTGTGGCAGACCTTCCAGGTGCAATAATGGTTGTTCTGCTCCCGCACGTAGAACGGGCAGGCCGTGCAGGCCGGCGGGTTGACCAGCTGGTTCAATCGTTCGATCGTGTCGGCCGGCGCACCCTGCGCGATCAACGCCTCCGGCGCCACCAGGCCGCCCTGCAGCTTGCACGCCCAATCCTCCAGCTCGCCCCCGTTAGATACCACTCCATCGCTCTCGGCCAGTTTCCTGACCAGGTGCTTATTCAGCCCTTCCAGCCCGGCCACCGGCGGCATGTACTTGGCCGATTTCCCGACCGGCGCGTCCAGCTCCCACAGCCCCGAACCGCCGCTCGGCTTGCCGCTGCGCCAGCCGGCCCACATCTTGATGGCCTTGTTGTGGTAGACCAGCCCATCCAGCGCATCCGACACCACCCTGTCGGGTTGGTCGCCGTTGATGATGCGTTTGACGGCGTTTTCGATGCTTTCGGGTGCCACTCGCACCAGCACCAGCAGTTGCCGGGCGGCTCCCATGGTGATCTCGCCGGCCGCCAGTTTGGCTCGGGCCGTTTCCGGTAACTTCAGCAGCCGCACTGTGCCACGCACCGTGGCTTCGTCGACGTTGAAGAACTCGCCGGTTTCGGCGCTGGTCTTCTGGAACTTTTCCTGGTACGTCTGCATGGCTGTGGCTGTCTCGACCGGGTTCAGGTTGCGCCGCTTGATATTCTCGGAGACGGCCAATTCGAACATCTGCAGGTCGTCCAGGTCCTTGATGAAACATGGGATCTGCCGGTAAAACATCCGCTTTTCGCTGTCATCCGAATTCGCCAGCAGCTTGAACGCCGCCAGGCGCGTGTGCCCGAACGCCAGCTCGTAAGCTTCCTTGCCCCTTTCGATGCGTTCCGGCGCCGACAACGCCTGCATGCCTGGCATAAGCCGCACCGTCGGCGGCTGCAACAGACCGTTGCGGAGGATGTTCTCGGCCAGCTCCTGCACCGCGGCCCCGTCTAACATATGCCGCATCTGATACGGGTTGCCGGTGATCAACGTGATATCGATCAACACAGGCGCCTCGTTCATGGCTGCGCCTCGACTTTCACGATTTCCGGCTTATCTGTCGATTCCAAAAACAGAAAGCCGCGCGCATCTAGGAGTACGATCATGTTTCCTTTTTCTGGATGGCTCAGGTGCGTGTGTTCAGCCAGTTTGCCGGTCTTCAGCATCTTAAACATACCCGCTGCCATCAGCTCCTTGCCGGCATAGGGTCCATCCAGGACCGTGTATAAGACTTCTTTCCGGGCGTACTTCTTCCGTTCTTTCTTTTCTGGCTTCTTGCCCTTTTCCACCGGCTTCTTCACGGCCTTCAAAATCTTTACCGTGGTCTTCCTGCTGGCCTGCGCCAGGTCATTCTCACTGAAGATTTCCTGCAAGATCTCCAATGCTTTTGGATTGTCTGATTCAGCCTCGTAGATCGTGGCCTGAGCACTTAGCGTCACCTTGCAGCCCAATAATTTTTCCATTGACAGAACCAGCTCGCTCAATGTGTCTTCCTGATCTTGCTGAACGCTCAATCTAATTTCGCTCATGTCTTCCTTCCTTTTTGAATAAATCAGGTTGCGGATCATCATTCTTGTTTTTTGTTGCTTGTTTTTCTGCCTCCTTCTTCACCACAAACACCACCTGCACTGCCCGGTTCATCATCCCGGTCAGCATCCTGGTCACCGTGCTGGTCAGGCGTGCCGTAAGCCAATCTCTGGCAAACTCACTCGCCGCCTCGATGCAGAACCATCCCATCTCGTAACTGACCAGCTTCGTTTCCCGCACGTACGCAATAAACGCCGCTCTCGGCATCTCCATCTGCAGCTGCCCTACCGCCGATTGCCAGGCCTGCTCAGCGTTCATCGTTCCACTCCCACAGTCCCATGGCGCCCTTCGCCGGGATAGGTTCTTCCAGTTTCTTCACCTTGTTCAGGAACCACATATAGCGACCGATGGTGTAATCGCCAAACGCCAACTCTTGGGGCGTTCTTCCCCACGTCTTTCCGGCTACGAGCCAACCCTCCATGCTTTTTGGGCGCAAATCATTTATGTCGATCTGATAGCACCCAACCAGCTCACAGGTTGCCACTATGCAACCGATAGTAAATTCATCTTCCGTGGCGTTGAATTTACTGATTGCCCCTCCATCCGCAAGGGCTATGTAAAACGGGTCCACATCCCAGACACAATGATCACTACTTTTATTGATGTAACGGCGATTTTTCCCGGCATGTATTGCCAGCGGGCCGCGGTAATTCGTGCTCCATGACCTGGTCTCGATCCGCTTCGCCCCGATGGCCACCAATGTCGCCCAAGGTTGATACAAAGTCAGTGCTTTCATGCTTCCTCCTGGATCTACCCGGTTTCCCGGTTCAACACGCTCAGCCCCGGCAGCCCTGGCTGCGCCAGCTCCACCTCCAGCGAGGCATGTCCGCCGCTCGCATCCGCGCCCGCCGCCAGCGCCTGCGCCAGCTCCAGCGTCCGCTCGTCCAGCTTGATCTCGAACGCCAGGTGCAGCTTGCCTGCCCCGATATCCGCCCGGATCGCCTTCACTTTCGCCACTGGAAATTCCATGATTTCATCCTCGCTTTTCCGCTTCAATTTCATCCAATACGCCTTCAAGCTCTTTGACCCGCTCCTGCAAGCGCTTCACCCTGTTGGGAACCGCATGTAGACTTTTCGGCCATCCCAAGACATCTTTCATCATGTCGCCAAATTGGGCAGCCTGGTCACAATCCTTGATGCTTCTTCCCCAGGTAGCGACATGCTCGATCTTGCCGGTGGTCGCGAACACGATCACGTGGTCGCAGCCATATTTATTGGCAAATTCTTTCAGCGCACCGATCGGTATTTTTTTCATTTCTCTTCCTTGTTCTTTTTCGGGAGCAGGCTTCACCAGATCCGCCTGCTCCCTGTCTATTTTGGGCACACTCACCTTTCAAGCGTGCCTGGCCGGGTTCTCGCTTGGGCGCTTTGGTTTCCGCTGGTCCGGCCTGGCTGCGTCACCCAAGTCAACCGCAGCCGCTACACCCTTTCCAGGTACTACCGGCCTATCATTATGGGTATGTTGGTGGGCAGGTCTCGAACCTGCACCGGCCCATGCCGGCCGCCCAGCGCCACCCCGGATCACTACGCAGTTTCCTACCCGATGTAATCCGGCGACAGTCTCCTCAATTTGGGTTTTTGTTTTAAGCCGGGCTGATGTCCAGGTAATATTCTTTTCCGACTTCGAAAAGATCCTCCTGATAAGCGCCAACGCTCAGGTTCCCGCTGGGAGTGTAGGCGAAGAATTTCTTATTTTCTTCGCTGCCCTCGCTGACCGCAGAAAATTGAGCTTCAAAAAGGAATCTTCCGGGCGGCGGATAACTTTCACGTCGTTTGGTAATTTGGTTACAGCGAAACTTACAACGAACTCTCGATGCTTCTGTCATTCTGTTCTCCTTTTCTTGTTTCTCTTTTCGGTCGCGCCCGGGGTCTGGGAGGTGTACCCCGGGCGCTCTACCGCTAAACCCTGCTAAGGTTTTGTCTGAAACGGGGCACCTCGCCCCGGTTCATTCACTTTCCTCTTGCCTTCCGTCCGATCTGCTCCAGCTCGTCGAATACATCCCCGATCTCGCCCAAATTCAAACTGGCCCGGGCGATCAGCAGCGCTGTCACCTGCGGCCCGGGCTGCTCCTCCACGATCCGTGATAGGTTCTTGCGGGCAAACATGTTCGCCAGCCGCCCGCGCGCCACCGCCTGGTTGAAATTATTCTTGCCTACTTGGGCTGGGTGACTCATCCAGGGCCTCCTTGACCATCTGCCGCGCGGCTTTTTCATCCGCCGCCCGGGCGTCCACGTAGCGCTTGATCGACCCGATCATCATCGGCGCCCCGCTGGCCGCAAAGCACGCCAGCACGATCAACGCATTCACCAGCCCGATCAGCAGCCCCGTCGCCAGGATCGTCACAGCCGCCCCGGCCGCTACCAGCAGGCTCACGAACCCACGATCTCGTCCGGTGCGTTCCAGGTACGTCGTCAGCTTGTTGTAAGCCAGCCCGAACAGCACCAGGCTTACCAGTACCAGGCCAAAAACCGGCCAAAATGCGGGCATTGTTTGCAAAGACGATTCCATCGAGTTATCCTTTCCTCATGATCACTTGCGGTACTTCCAGCGCTTCCCGGATCCCGGCCATCAGTCCCGCCGTCCCGTTCAGCATCCACAGATCTGCCAGGCGCTGTCCCTCGATCGGCTTGAGCGTGTACCCGTTTGCCTTGAACAAACTGGCTTCCGTGTCGTTGAATTGCCACCGGGCCGTTTCCTGCAGCCCGTGCTTGATGCACGTCCGGCACAGATACCCGTTCCCCTTTGTCACGGGTTGCATCCGCCCAAGGTTCCGTTCCTGCACGAACCGGCAACCCGTACCCGGCTCGATCGCTCCCTGGCATTTCCGGCAGATCACTATCCGCCCGGGCTGCTGGTTATGCTCCTGCAGGAACACGCGCCCCAGTCCCGGCAGCACAATGCACCACACTTCCGTCGACTGGAAGATGTCACTCATATCGGCATCCGAATTGAAAATGGCTGGTTTCGGGATCGTAACCACCTGGGCCTCTCTCGAACTGAATTACATCGCCACTTGTCATCTCTTCAATCGTGTCGTGGATCTTCTCTTCCCACTTCACCACCGCCTGACAATAACTATGCCCCCAGAACGGACTGCCCCACAGCTCCCAGCCCTTGGCCAACGCATCGTTGACCACTTCACTCAAACTGCCGGGTGTATTGGCATCCAGCAATTGGTACGTGTATGTCATGCCGCCTCCTTGCCCACGGAAACATTGATTAGCCGGTCTGCCTTCTTCGCCCAGCGCCTGGCATACTCCAGCGCCGCCGAGGCTGTCTTGAACCCGCGTGTGTGCGAATACCGGGTCACCTTCAGTCTACGCAGCCCGGCAAAATACATTTTCTTCCCGCGTGGCCTGAGCCGAAAATACAGTGGCTCGAACCGGATCCCGCTCACGTTGCCCATCGCTCAGCCTCCCAAGATTTTGATGATCACGGTCCGGACCAGGTCGATTGCCCCGATCACCCCGGCCACCATCACGAAGAACATCAAGCACCCGATGATCATGCTGATCAACAGGAATTCATCCGTGTTCATGTTCCTTGCTTCCACTTTTCTTGGTTCCTTTGGGGTCATGTCACTCCTCCACCACTTTCCGACCGGCCAGGATGTTGATCCATTTCGCCGCAACGACCCCGACCGGATGATGCGCCCCGTTGATTCGGATCGAATACTGGTAAGGCCACGCCTCGACCGCTTCCACGAATTCGCCCTGGCTAACCAGTGGCGCAGATTTGTACAGCAGGTTCACCTTGCTCACAAACCGGACCGAGAGCGCCTGCCTGGCGTGCCCGGCGAACAGCGCCGCCACTCCGCTCCGATAAGGATCAACCATGATGACCTCCGATGAAGATCCACTTCCCGCCCACCACCTCGATGTTGGCATCCGGCCGCTTGATCAATCCTTTCGCCACCAACTGGTTCAGGTAGAACCAAACCATGCTGGTGGACGAGATCCTGCAGTTCACCATGATCTCCCGGATCGTCGGAGAATTGCCATCATGTTCGTGCTTGAACGCCACGATGAACTCGAACACCCTCTCCGGCTTCGTCTTCGCATCCGGATCGAACGTCCTTGGTCTGACGATCTGGCCATTCGAGATTATTGGCATCTAACCCTCCGGAATAACCCGCAAAATAAAGCTATCGTCCGGCGCATCCGGACAGATCTGGATGTAATTGATCTGGCAGCCTCCGACCACCAGCGTGTGTTTTCCGCCATCGAAGACCATCAACCAGTTCGTGCTTTGGGCCGGTTCGAAGCCGAGCAGTGCCGTAGCAGAGATGATCGAGGCGTGTCCCCACACACAGGTATATTGCTTTCCGTCCGATGCCCTGAACCAATTATTGGTTGTTACCAGGACCGGAAAAGTGCTCATCAAATCCAGGAGCTTCTTACGATCAGCTACCAACTTTTCAGCATCCATATGGCATTCTGAGGAACCATGCACTGGAGATAAAAGACCTCCTTGCACCAATTCCTTATGAATGATTAAAGCAACCTGGTCGTGCGGTTCCCTAAATCCTTGTTCTGCAAGCCTATAAAGAGCACTTTTTTCTTGCTCGGGTAGAACGATCGTCATTCGCGCCATAGTCTCCTTTTCACGCCTCCGCCCGCACCCCGTTTTCCAGGGGTGTTTCTGCCGGAACGAGAATCTTTTCCACCGCCGGCAGGTCCTGCAGCTCGCGCGTATTTACCGGCAGCAACTCCACATTGTGCGCGTCCGCCCATTCCAGCACGATCTGGTTCAGCGTCAGCGAGAAGCCCTTCAGCCCGTTGCGCCGCCGCTTCGCCTCCTCCTGGACCAGCTCATACACTTTCGGCCGTAAGTTGATTATTCGTGGAATATATTTGGTCTTTTCGGTAATCTCATCCATCTTTTGCTCCAGTCAATAAATACTTTACCAGAGCAAATTATATACACTATATTTCATTTGTCAAGGTTTTATTGACCACAGCAAATCATATTTGTGCAATACTTTACAACGATGAATAAATTATTCATAACTGCAATTGAAGATGAATTGAAAGAACGTGGCTGGTCTCAGTCTGAATTAGCAAAGAGATCGGATATAAACCCATCCACCCTAAGTCTTATCCTTAGCGGAGACCGCAACCCTGGCCCCGATATCTGTCTTGGCGTTGCCCGCGCTTTTGATTTGCCACCTGAGGATGTTTTCCGAACCGCCGGTCTCCTGCCTCCCAAAACCAAACAAGACCATTTGATTGAATTGATTACACATCTTGCAAGTCAACTACCCACTGAAGAAGACAAAAACGACGTTATCGAATATATTCGGATGCGCCGTCGCATTGCTGAAAAGCGGGAAAAAAATGTTGCCGCCGAATCCAAACGACCTAAGAAAACTTCCTAAGTTCGATCTATACCTGGTGCTGCTGCATGTGATCTGGCTGAGCCTGCGCCGGCCGGCCCTGCCTCGCCCCGTTCATTTCGCCCTGGTGGCCAGCCTGTGCATGTTCGCCCTGCTGCCCATCATGCCCCACAACATCATGGCCATCCCCATCGTTTTCGGTGGGGGCATCTCGTTTGCCCTGATCTTGCAAGGAGGAAAATGCCATGAAGCTCATCGATAAAGCTGCCAATCCCAAAGGTGATGTTTTGGTTTATTGTGACGATGAAACTCCAGATATTATTCATACCAAGATCGTTGGGGTTGATCGAAAGAATGATGATGGCTCCGATCGGCAAACACTCATCAAGCGCAATGCCAAACCAGGTCAGTATCTGAAATTGAAACCCGAACCTGACAATAAATACGATCCCAATGCTATTGGTGTCTGGTGGGGTGATGTTCAATTTGGGTACATTTCTTCGGACCTTGCCAAAGACCTGAAGCGGAGGATCGACGAACAAGAACACGTTAAAGCAATCACCATGAACCTTACCGGCGGCACGCCTGATAAACCTTCCCATGGCGTCAATATTGATCTCTTTTTTTCCGATAAGGATTTTGCCCTTGAAGTTCGAGCACCCAGATAA